CCGTGCCGTTGATGCGCTGGTCACTGATGCAGGCCGCTGCCGCGCAAACCGTGTGCGACCCGTTCATGGGCAGCGGCACAACCGGCGTAGCGTGCGCACTGGAAGGGCGCAAGTTCACCGGCATCGAGCGCGAGCGCAAGTATTTCGAGATCGACTGCGAGCGCATCAGCCGCGCCCAGGCTCAGGGCACGCTACTGCCGCCCGAGGAAGCGCCGCAGCCTGTGCAGAAGAACCTCGTATGAGCAGCACCCGCCACAGCGACGTGAGCGGCCAGCAGCGGAAAGGCCGTGAACGTAGTTTCGGCGATTACTTGTTGATCAGCAATAGGTACAAACCCTACCATCAGCCCCAAGCCTCTTCTTCAGCCTCCCGGCGCTCCATCTCCATCTCATCGTCGTTCCCGTACTCGACCCAAGCCGCCGATCCGTACAACGCCCGACCCGGAACCCAACGACTGAGGCCCACCGGGGGCTTCCCGAGGGAGTCCTGACGGAGCTGAAGGGCGTCTGCGAGCTTCTGGGCCTTTGCTTCCATGTCCGAAGCGTGGGCGGGGTGATCGGTGACCACGTGAAGCTCCCAAGTATCGCCGTGCGGGTTCTGGGCCCGAACCGCGAAGGAAAGGCCGTGAACCTCACCGCGCTGGTTGGTGTAGTCCGCCATCTCCGGGTCGCAGTAGAGAACCACAACAGAGCTGGTGACGTCGAAAGTGAGGTGGGTGGGGGTCATCTCGGTTCTCCTTTGGTTGAAGGCTCTATCTTCGGACAACTCCAGGCCTCGGACAATAGGTGTTTCCCCTGACAGGGTTTTCGTCCTATACTTCGGGCGTCTTTGGTTCACGGGCCAAAGTTCAGGCCCCGAGGCGGAGTGATTCCGACGGCGGGCCGTGAACTCGGGGTGATCCCGAAATCCGGCCAGCGACCGCAGCAATGCGCGTCTGACTCATCAACTTCTCTCAGGAGCCCCATCATGGCATCTGTTACCCTCGCCGAATCGGCAAAGCTGGCCCAGGATGAACTGGTGTCCGGCGTCATCGAGAACATCATCACCGTCAACCGAATGTTCGACGTTCTCCCCTTCGACAGCATCGACGGCAACGCCCTGTCGTACAACCGCGAAAATGTGCTGGGCGACGTCATCAACGCCGGTGTCGGCACGACCTTCTCCGGCGCTGGCGCTGGCAAGGCTCCCGCTACCTTCACGCAAGTCACCGCATCGCTGACGACCATCATGGGCGATGCCGAGGTGAACGGCCTGATCCAAGCCACCCGCTCCGGCGACGGCAACGATCAGACGGACACCCAGATTGCCAGCAAGGCCAAGAGCGCGGGCCGTCGCTACCAGGAACAGCTGATCACCGGCACCGGCGCCACGAACCAGTTTGCCGGCCTGCTGTCGCTGTGCGCGGCTTCGCAGAAGGTCGCCACCGGCACGAACGGCGGGGTGCTGTCGTTCGCCATCCTGGACGAACTCCTGGACCTGGTGGTGGACAAAGACGGTGACGTGGACTACATCTCCATGCACGCCCGCACCATCCGTTCCTACAAGGCGCTGCTGCGCACCTTGGGCGGGGCCTCGATCACCGAAGTGGTGGAGCTGCCGAGCGGTGCGAAGGTGATGGGCTACAACCAAGTGCCGATCTTCCGCAATGACTACATCCCGACGAACCAGGTGAAGGGCTCGGGCTCCGGCCAGACCACGATCTTCGCCGGGACGCTGGACGACGGCTCGCGCACCCACGGCATCGCGGGCCTGACCGCCACGCAAGCGTCGGGCATCCAGGTGGTCCCCGTCGGCGAAAAGGAAGACGCCGATGAGTTCATCTGGCGCGTGAAGTGGTACTGCGGCCTGGCGCTGTTCAGCGAAAAGGGCCTGGCCCTGGCCGACGGTATCACCAACTGATCCCGTAACCCGGCGCACGGGTTTCAAGCCCAGGGGGCGGACCTCGCATCAGCAGCGGTCCGCCCCCTTTTCACTTCAACTTCGGAGAACCAACACATGTCTAGCCTCATCACCCTCGTGCTTGTGTACGTCGGCCATTACAGCAACTTCTCGGGCCTCTTGGGCCTCCCGCCGAACCGAGTGGAGGTGGAGAACGGACGAACCACTTTGGTGGGACCGGAGAGAGATGTCAGCGCCACCGCCCGCCTCATCGGCTTGATGTATCAGGCCTTCCCAGAGGGCTCGGACGAACTCACCGCAGCCCTCAAGTCGATTCAGGAGAACTCCAATGGGAGCAGTGCACTTCAAACCAGCGGGACCGAGCCCGACGGGTCGGCCAACGTACCGAGCGACTCACGACCCGAGGGGGACACACCTCCCGAAGAAGGTGCAGACCTCGGCTCCGGGTCAGCTGACGCCCCGGCCGGGGGTGAGGGGTCTGTCCCCGTCGGGGACGGATCGAAAGACCTGGTGAACGGGGAGCCGGCACCGGAGGCCGTGAACCCGAAGCTGCTGAAGGCTCTCGCTCGCCTCGACCCCTCCAACTCCCAGCATTGGACCGCCGCCGGTCAACCCGCCATCTCAGCGGTGGAGAAGTTCTATGGCTCCACCGACATTCGACGTTCCGACATCGCGGAAGCCGCCCCGAGCCTGACCCGGGCCACTGCGCCCAAGTTGATTCCGGCCAACGCCTGAATCTGATTCAACCCGAAGGAGCATCATCATGAACAAGTCATCCTATGGCACCACCGTCAAGACCGGCATGGCCATGAAGTCGGCCACCGCCGGAGCCCGTCACGGCTCCTCGACCCCGAACGGCGCAGGCCAATCGAAGTCGAAGCCCAAGAGCCACATGGGCAAGGGCGCGGCCGGTGCCACTTCCCCGATCAAGGGCGCTGACCGTGGCGGCGTGAAGTGATTCCGCTGAGGCTCCTCGCTGCCGCTGCGCTGGCCGTAGCGGTGGCCGGGGGTCTCTACTCGACCGGGTACAGCCTCGGCTCCTCCCGAGCGCAGGAAGAGGCCCGGGAAGCCCGGGAAACGGCCGACCGGACGGCCCGGGAGAAGCTCTCCCGGCTGAACGTGGAACAGGAAGAACGGGAGAAGGTCCATGAACAAATCGTTTCCGACCTCCGGGCCGGTTTCGCCGCCCAACGCGCTGCGGCGCAAGTGGCTGCTGTTCGTGACCGTTCTGCTTACTTGGATGGGTCTGAGCGGTTGCGCTTCGCAGTCCGAAGTTGTGCGGCTGATCGAACCGAAGCTGCCGCAGCTCTCTCCGCCTCCTCCGGAGCTGATGGAGAAACGAGAGCCGAACTTGCGCCAGAGACTTCTGCAGCTCTCCTCGACATTGCCAACGACGGCGATGCTGCCATCCGACAACTGACCGCTCTTCAGGAGTGGGCCACCGAGGCAACGAACCTATGCAATCGAAATTCCCCAGCAACAAAGAACGGTGGCTGATCCGCCTCCGGGCCTTCGGCGACATCTCCGTTATTCTCCTCTTCCTCCTGGGGGCGATTCCGCTGGCGTTTCTCGACCCGGCGATGCTGGTGACGATGCTCCATTGGGTGCTGTTCGGAGTCTTGTTCATGGCGGTCTCGATTCTCTTGAGCCGCATCGCGTTCCCCTCCCTCTCCTTGAGCCATTGGCTTCAGGAAGCGAAGGAGAACAACCTCCCCGCCGCAGTCGTTTGCGCAGCGGTGATCCTCTTCCTGGGCATGACCTTCCTGGGGGTCACGCTTTGGGCTCGCGGATAATGCGAGAGCTGGTGCTGTTCCTTCTGATCTTCGGGGGAGCAGCTTCAGCCACCTTCTCCGAGCGGGAGACCTTCCGGCCTTCCGCTGCGCTTCTGTACGTTCCGGTCTTGGCTGTGGAGCAGAAAGAAGAATGGCCCGAGGCTCCGGAGCCCTGGACACTGGCGGGGCTCGTGGAGCAGGAAAGCTGTGTCACGCTCACTCATCGGAAGTGCTGGAACCCGAGAGCGGAGCTGAAGACCTCGCGTGAGTACGGCTTTGGCTTCGGGCAGATCACTACCGCCTACCGGGCGGACGGATCGGTGCGTTTCAACAAGTTTCAAGAGCTGACGGACGCCTACCCCCGGCTGCGGAGCTGGAGCTGGGCGGACCGCTTCCGAGCGGACCACCAGCTGGCCTCGGTGGTGCTGATGACGGAGCGGCTCTGGACACGCGCCTCCTTTGCCCAGACCGATCGGGAGCGCTGGGCCTTTGTTCTTGCCGCCTACAACGGCGGCATGAGCCACGTTCTACAAGACCGGACGTTGTGTGCTCGGAGAGAAGGGTGCGACCCCGGGCTATGGTTCGGGAACGTAGAATTGGACAGCGTGAAGTCTCGACGGCCCCTGAGCGGGTATGGAAACCGATCCGTGTTTGAGATCAATCGGAAATATCCCGCCACGATACTCGACTTGAGGCGAGACAAGTACCAAGTTTGGTGGACCTCGGAAACGGAGTGACAGATGGCTTTCGCGGTACAAGACGACAACGGCGGGGTCTCCGGGGCCAACGCTTACTTGTCCGTGGCAGATTTCAAGACCTACCACGACGACCGAGCCCAATCCTACGGCGGAGCTGACGACGCATCAATTCAGGCTCGCCTCGTCATCGCCACCGGCTACCTGGACAAGCGCTTCGCCTTCGTCGGCCGTCGGACTCTTGGCCGGGACCAGACGACTCAGTGGCCTCGGGTGGACGCCTACGATCAGGACCGGCGGCTGGTGGCGGGGATTCCCCGGGAGGTGAAGGAAGCCTGCGCGGAGTACGCTCTTCGGGCCCTCTCCGCTCCGCTGCTCCCGGACCCCTCCTCCGACTTCACCGGCTCTCGCGTCAAGATGAAGAAGGAGGTGCTGGGCCCTCTGGAAGAGACGACCCAGTACACTGACAGCGCGTTGTACCAGCTCCCACGTTACCCGGCGGCTGACAACCTCCTCTCCTCCTCCGGCCTCCTGCTGACCGGCGGCCAGTTGATGAGGGGGTGACAGAATGCCGCTCGACTCCGTTGCGAAACGTCTCACCGCCCAACGTCTCGTGGGCAAGGGCCGGGAGCTTCTCGTGCTCCGGAGGTTTCTCCCCGCCGCCAGCGCCGCTGTGCCTTGGAGGCCGGTGGCCGATGACCCGAGCGTGCAGGACTACCCCGATGTGCCGGTGTTCCTGATCCCCGTCAACGGGTCAGCCCCCACCGTTCAATATGCCGACGGCTCGGAGTCCAAAGTGTCGGACATGGAAGGCTACCTGGCAGCGGAAGACGCCCCGGTGCCCCTGGAGTTGGGCATGGTGATTCTCCGAGCGAACGGGGAGAAGCTCGCGGTGAAGCTCATCTCCAAGTTCGATCCTGGGGGCACAGTCATCTTCTATCGGTTCTGGGCCTCCGCATGACGTCCACGTTCTCTCAATCTCGTGACGACATAGCCACCGTGTTTTGGGACAAGTGGCTCGCGGAGACGCCTGCCCTGAACGGGGGGAACGTCGTGCCGGTGCTTTGGCAATGGGTGGACGCCTCGGGACAAAGCCCCGACCCCTCTGGGCCTTTCGCTCGGTTGACGATTCGACACGTGCCCGGCGGGCGCCACACCTTCGGGGAGGCCGGGAACCGCCGCCATGAGCGGTTGGGCTCGGTGTTCGTCCAAGTGTTCACTCCGCTGGGCCTGAAAACCGGAGCCGCGCTGATGGAAAATCTCGCTACAATCGCCCGGGACGCCTTCGAAAATCAGAGGACGCCCTCCGGGGTGTGGTTCCGCAACGCTTCCATCCGAGAGGCGGAACCATTTCAAGGATGGAACCAGGCCAACGTCTCGGCTGAATTCGTTTACGACGAAGCCAAGTAAAGGAGCAACTACATGCCCAACAAGCAAGATTCAAACGCCACTGGCCTACGGTTCGCCGATGAAGCCAGCCCCAAGGTTCTGATCGGTTCGCCGATTTGGTACCCGCTGGAGCCCAACGGGTACAACGACTTTGGTGGCAATCTCACCACCCTCGCTCGCACGCCGATCAGTGCCGGCCGACAGCGTCAAAAAGGCGTGGTCACCGACCTGGACGCGGCCGGGGGCTTCTCGACCGACCTGACCCAGTCGGGCCTGAGCCGACTCCTCCAAGGGTTCGTCTTCGCGGATTGGCGGGAGAAGAAGACGACGGCTCCGATGAACGCTGCCGCCACGGCCATCAGCTCCGTCACCTCGGGCTCAAAGACCTACGCCGGTGTCTCAGGTCTCGCCTCGTTCCTCGCCAACCACCTCGTGCTCGCTTCGAACTTCTCGGCCAGCACCAACAACGGTGTGAAGACCGTCACCAGCTCCACTTCGGGGACGGTGGTTGTGAACGAGACGGTGGCAACGGAAGCCTCTCCGCCTGCGGCCGCAAAGCTCCAGGTGGTGGGCTACCAGTTCGCCAGCGCCACGGTCAACGTCGCCGTCGTCGGCACGTATCCCCGACTGAGCCGAATCTCCGGCTCTTTCGACTTCACGACCCTCGGGTTGGTGGTGGGTGAATGGATGTTCATCGGCGGAGACTCCGCCCCGGTTCGGTTCGTGGACGCGAACAACACCTGCTTCGCTCGCGTCCGGACCGTCGGCACGGACTTCATCGAGTTCGACAAGACCTCCAAAACCATGATGGTGGAGACCGGGACCGGCCTGACGGTGCGCGTCTTCTTCGGCAACGTGCTCCGAAACGAAGCGGACCCCACGCTGATCAAGCGCCGCACTTACCAGATGGAACGAACCCTGGGCAAGAACGATTCAGCCGAGACCATCTCCGAGTACCTCACCGGCGCGGTGCCAAACCAGCTCACGCTCAACGTCGAACAGGCCGACAAGGTGACGGCGGACCTCTCGTTTGTGGCGATGGACCACGAACTGCGAAATGGCCCGACGGGGGTGAAGGCTGGCACCCGGCCCGCCATCGTCCAAAGCTCAGCGTTCAACACCTCCAGCGACTTCTCCCGGATCAAGATGCACCAGGTGAGCACGAGCCCGAACCCCAACGCGCTCTTCGCCTTCTTCAACAGCATCACCCTTACGGTGAACAACTCCGCCACGCCTTTGAAGGCTGTCGGGGTCCTGGGCGCTTTCGACGTCAACGTGGGCAACTTCGAAGTCTCCGGCTCCACCTCCGCCTACTTCGCTGACATTGCCTCGGTGCAAGCCGTCCGGAACAATGCCGACGTGACGTTGGACTTTGCCCTGGTGAAGAACAACGCGGGCATGGTGTTCGATCTGGCGCTGCTCTCGCTCGGCAACGGCCGACTTCAGGTGGAGCCCGACCAGCCGATTCAGCTGGACCTCTCCACGGACGCAGCCGAAGGCCCGAACGGCTACACGCTCCTGATCAGTGAGTTGCCGTACCTCCCGGCTGCGGCTGATCTGTGATCGAGTAAGCTCCGGGGGGGGAACCCTCCCCGGCTTATACACAGGAACATAAACCCATCATGAACTCACTCTTTCGTACTTTCAAGACCGACCCCCAAATGGAGAAGTCCGGGGTGTGGGTTGACTACGGCCCGAACAGCAAGGGCAACCCCCAAAGGGTCCTCCTCGCTCGCGCCGGTGGCGCCAACCTCGACTTTTCGAAGGCTCTGGAAGTCGCCACCCGGCCCTACCGAAAAGCGCTTCAGGCCGGGGTGTTGGACAAGCAAATCCAGGAGGAACTCTACAAGAAGGTGTTCGTGGAAACGGTGGTGAAGGGCTGGGTCAACTTCGAAGACGAAGACGACCAGGACCTGGAGTTCACTTCCGAGAACGTCACCAGCCTCCTGGACAAGCTCCCGGAACTCTACGCCGATTGGCAAGAACAAGCCAACCGCATCGCCATCTTCCGCGAAGAGCTGATGGAGCGGGACTTGGGAAACTCTGGGAGGTCCTGAAGTATGGGTGGGAGCAAGGTCCGGTAGAACAGAAGATCATTCAGGACGCCTACCGGCACCGCCTCCCGCTTCCGGAGAAAATCCGGAACGCTCCTGAGCTCACCCTCGGATTGGAGCTGTACTATCGGGGCTTTTTGGACTTGGCGACCCACCGCCAAATCGGGTCTACCCTCGGGTGGATTCCGGCGATGGCCATACTGGACTATTGCGACCGGATAGAGTTGGAAGGGGACCAGCGGGAAGACTTCGTGAGCTTGGTGAAGCGGCTCGATTATCTGTACCTGGAGTGGACCGGAAAACGTGGCAACAAGCAACAACAGCCCAGAGCGGTTCGCGGCCCGAATGAAGAGACGGGCCGCAGTGACAAGCGCCGCCGCTGATGCTCTGACTCGCAAGGTCGCCATTGCCGCCTTGTCCACGGTCTCCTCGGAAACTCCATTGGATACCGGCCGCGCTCGCTCCAACTGGCTGGTGGGCCTCGGGGCTCCGCGCCGGGAGATGATTCCGACGTTCGGGAAAGAGGTGGCCGCCTCCACCGCTCTTGCCTTGGGCACGGCGGTCATTTCCGGCTACCGAAAAGAGCAGGCCATATACATCACCAACAACCTCCCCTACATTCGGAGGTTGAACGACGGTTGGAGCGCCCAAGCCCCCTCGGGTTACGTGGAGACGGCGGTGATGGTCGCGGTGCGAACTCTTGTGGGCACGAGACTTGTCGTTGAGATTCCGGCCGGATAATACGCGTCATGGCCACCGAACGCATCGACATAGTCATTCAAGAGCGGGGGAGTCGTGTTGTCCAACGAAACTTGGACGGCATCGGAACCTCCGCCCGACGGACCGGCAAGGAAGTTGACTATGCGGGACGGGCCATTGCGGCACTAGCCTCCGCCTTCGCGGTGACGAAGTTGGTGGAATACACCGACACTCTGACGAACATCGGAAGTCGGTTGCGTCTCGTGACGGACTCGACCGCACAGCTGAACCGGGTTCAAGAAAACCTCTTCCAGCTGGCGCAGCGCACCCGTTCGTCTTTCGCGGCTACCGGGGAGCTGTATGCTAAGTTGTCGAAGGCTACGGAAGAGCTGGCCCTGGGAGAGTCGAAACTCCTGGAGGTAACGGAAACCGTCAACAAGGCTTTGATCGTGAGCGGTTCCTCCGCTGCCGCCTCCCAGGCCGCATTGATTCAGTTCGCACAGGGCCTCTCCGCCGGAGCGCTGCGAGGGGAAGAGCTGAACTCGATTCTGGAGCAGGCTCCGCGCCTGGCGCAAGCGCTGGCGGACGGACTCGGAAAGCCGGTGGGGGCCCTGAAGAAGCTCGGGGAGCAGGGCGAGCTCACCACCGAGCGCATCGTGAAGGCTTTGGAGACCCAACGCGAGAAGCTGAATCAGGAGTTTGCCCAGCTCGCTCCGACCATCGGCCAGTCCTTCACGATCCTGAACAACGCTCTGACCAAGTTCGTGGGCGAAGGAGCGAAGACCTCGGGCGTGGCCAGCGCCATCGCCAACTCCATCAAGTTCGTCGCAGACAATCTGGAATTGCTCACGGCTGCGGTTTTAGGGTTTGCCGCAGCGAAGCTCGCGGGCCTCCTGATCAACGTTGCGACAGCAGCCGCCACCGCCGGAGTCGCGCTCAACGCCGCTGCTGTCGCCGCCGGGGCAACCCCGCTGGCCGCTCGCGGCGCAGCAGTTGCCCTGGGCCTCCTGGGTGGGCCCATCGGACTTATCACCACCCTGCTGGGGGTAGGTGTCACGGCGTGGTTCGCCTACGGGGCCGCGTCCAAGGCAGAGTCGGAGACCGCCTCCGGGGCGGTGGAGCGCTCTACTTCGGACATCATCCTTGGACTCGACAAGCAGATCAAGAAGCTCCGAGAGCGGGCCGCTCTGGCGGGCTCTTTCCCCTCCTTGGCGAAGGACTCGGGGGAAGACGTTCAGCGCCTCGCCCAGCTGCAGAAGAGGATCGAAGACTTCACCCGGGGAGTGGGCGAAGCCGCGAAGCTCCCTGAGGTCGCCCGGCAAGAGATTCTCCGTGTCACGCTCATGGAGTATTCGAAGTTGTCGGGGAAAATCCTGGATGTGAAAGCCGCCCAGGAAGCTCTCAACAGAGTGGGGCAAGACTCCGCAGCTGCCAAGTACCTGGAGAAGTACGCCACTGACGCTGAGAAGCTCGCAGCCGAGCTGAAGAACGCCAAGGAGGAACTCGGAGCCGCCTTCACCCCCGAGCTGGAGCGGCGCATCCGGGAGTCCTTCTCCTCCAAGGACTCCTCCAAAGCCGACCCCTTCAAAGATCAGCTGGAGTCCCTTCGGGAGCGTGCGACTCTTTTGGGTTTGAACACCGAGCTGGAGCGAGTCAACGCGGAAATCTCTCTGGGCAATTTCGGACGGTTGGACGCGGCCAAGAAGGCTGAACTTCAAACCTGGGCTGCGCTCGTGGACGCCAAGATGCGGGCCCCGGAAGTGGAGCGGGAGATTACTCTGGCGCGACAAGGCACCGCCCAGATAGCCGAACGAGCCCTGGAAACGTATTCGAAGGAAGCCAACGCCATCGCAGATTCCAACCAGTCTCTCCGAGAGGAGATTGAGCTCCTGGGAGCGAACGAAGAAGCGCGCACGGCCATTGAGCGCATCCGTCTCTCTTCGCTGATCTCAGCGAAGGAAGAGGAGTTGTTGAACAAGCTCAACTCGGAAGGGGTGGGAGCCGTTTCGATGGCCCTGGAGCGACAAATCAATCTGCTGCGCCAGCGTCAGGAGCTTCTCGGGCAAAAGGGGTTCAAGCTCTCCGACCTTGCCGCTCAGGACGCCTCGGACAAGGTGCGCCAGCTCGCGGATCAAGCCGACAAGCAATTGGCGGAGTCCATCTCCAACGGTCTCCTGGAAGGCTTCCGCAAAGGCCAGAGCTTCGCTGATGTCTTCCTCCGGGAGCTGAAGTCCCAGTTTGCGAAGACGGTTCTGACGCCCCTGATTCAGCCCATCGTCAGCGCTGGCAACAACTTCCTGGCGGGCATTCTTCAGTCTGCCGCCGGTTTGTTCGGAGGCGGACCGGCCCTCCAAAACATACCGGCTCTGCCGGGGGACTTCGGGGCTGTTCCGATGGCTACCGGCACAAACTTTGTCCCATATGACAACTTCCCGGCCAGCCTCCACAAAGGTGAGGCGGTAGTTCCCGCAGAATACAATCCTGCGGCCGGGGGCAAGTCGTCCCCCCCGTCGATCACGGTGAACGACAACCGAGTGTTTCAGATCGACTCCCGGAGCGATAGAGCTGCGCTCCGCCAGGATATGGTGGAAATCACAAAAGCCGGACAAGAGGATATGTTGAAGCAGCTTGAGACCTCGGGCGTGATCGGGTAACCAATATGGCCATCATCGAACTCCCCACAGACTTCGGCTATGAGGCGGTGGACTTCAATTTCATCGACTTCAATTACACCGAGAAGAGTGATTCCAACGGCGACGAAGCGGAGAGGCTCGGGGGCCCCCCTCGTTGGGCCTGTCAACTTGTTTCGCTGGAGAACATGTCCATATCGGAAGCGGGCCGGTGGCAGTCGATTCAGATGAAGCTCCGGGGCGCGGTCAATCACCTTTCGGTGTACGATCCCGTCCGGACCTACCCGGAGGGGACGATGCGGGGAAGCCCGGTGCTAGCGTCCACCGTCAACGCCGGGGACACCACCGCTGTGTTGACGGCTTCGGGGACCCTGAAGGCCGGAGACCTCCTCCAGATCGGGAGCGGGGTGGGTACGTCCCAGCTCATCAGCGTGGTGGACGACGCCGCCCCGTCAGGACCTTCGATCACCATCAACTTCGAAGCCCCTGCCCGATACACCTTCACAGCGGGAACGGCGGTGGTTTGGGACCACCCCCGCTTTTACGCAAAACGCAGGGGAGGTCCGCCCGGTTGGTCCTACGCAAAGGGCTACCGGGGAGCGGGCAACTTCCGATTCGAACTGATGGAGAGTTGGTAAATGCCGGTCTCCGGAGTAGACACCGCCACCCGCAACCTCCTCGCCTCCAAGGCCCGAGGAGTGGCTTGGTTGGTGGAGGCTTCCTTTGTGGAAGCGGACCTGACGACCCCCGCCCCCCTCTACTGGATCACCTGGCCTGAGAACAAGACCATCGGGGGCAAGACCTACTTCGGGGTGGGCAAGCTATTCGAAGTGGGGGCCGTCTCAGAGTCCGAGAACATTTCCACCGAACAGATCAGCGTCAGCGTCACCATCGTGGACTCGGCTATGAAAGCCCTCGCCATCGGCCAGGTGGAGCGCTACCGCAACCGCCGCATCAAGCTCTTCCTCCAAGCCTTCAACGAGAAGTTTCAGCCCGTCGGGGCCCCGGTTCTTCGTTGGAGCGGGTTCATGGACCGGGTGAAGATTCCTCGACCCCGGGGCACAGCTCGGGAAGGAGTCTCCGGGGCGTCCCAAGGTAGGATCGAGATGGAGTGCTCTCGGGCGGGGGGTCCTCGCCTCCGGCAGCTTGACGGCTACCGGCTGACCTCCGCTCAACAAAAATCGGAGTTTCCGGGGGACCTGGGATGCGACTACATCAACGAACTGCTGGAGAAACCGACGTTGTGGCTCACGAAGAAGTTCCAAGAAATCTGAGCCTGTCCCGAAAACTCGACAACTTCCTGAGAGACTATCAAGCTGGTCCCTTTGATTGGAAAACCCACAACTGCGGGCACTTAGCCTCCAGCTGGGTTCTGTACGCTACGGGCCGGGAAGTCTCCCTGGGCTACGAAAACCCGGAGACCGCCAACGCCCGCACGGTGTACAGGGCGGTCCGTAGAGCCGCCGGAGACCTTCCGGGGCTCATCTCCCAACAGCTCGGTTCCGCGCCCAAGGGCGCTGCCTTCGCTCGTGCCGGAGACATACTCCTGCGACTGACGGGAGAGCAGCGCGGCGCGTTGGGCATCTGCGCGGGCCTGAAGTCCGCCTATTTGGGCCCAGACGGCACTATCATCTACCTCCCGACCCTGGACGGGACGATGGCCTGGAGATTGACGCTGTGAGCAAACTGAAAGTGAACCTGAGTCGCGCTGCCCGGGGGGCCTTCCTCGCCTCTTTGGCTGTGGGAGCTTTCGGGGCCCAGGCCGATGTGGTCACCATCACCACGTTCCTCATCTCCTTCGCATCTGCCGCGAAGACCATCACCGCCCTCCAAGCCTTCGCGCTCATCCTCGGGGTCTCCGTCCTGGGCTCGGTCGATGCTCGGAGGAAGGCGAAGGCCGCAGACCGACGGGCCCGGAACGCTTACAACGACAAGCTCCAGGGACGAACCGTCACGGTGTTGCGAGCGCTTCCCCCTCGTCAATACGTTTACGGCCGCTGCATCACCGGCGGCCACGTGGTGGCGATCTTCACCACCGACAAGCAGGGCCTTCGGCCCAACGGGACTTCCTACACGAAGGCGGACGGGCTGAAGCACTTGGTTGTTGTCTTCGCAGCCCACGAAGTCGAAGCCATCCACGAGGTCTATGTGGAAAACGAAGCGGTGGGCACACTCGCTTTCGACGGCTACCCGGAAGACTTTGGGCGCTGGAAGAAGTCCGTCAACGCCTCCCGCACCGTCTATTTCTCCGGCGCTTCGGTGACGGTAGCCGAGGCAGCTGAGGAAATCCTGAGCGCAGTGGTCACTTTATCCGGTGACGGGGGGCAAGAGAACGTCACCATCACTCGCTCCAACGGCAACAAGACTCTCACCGTGGATGGAGGTGACCCGGGCTATCCGGTGACGGTGGACTACAGGGTGGAGACTACCACCCCCCTCGTCCGCATCAGCAAGTTTCTCGGCACCGCCGGGCAAACAGTGGATGCGTACCTGAACGGGGAGGTTCCCGGGAAGTGGACTGAAAATCATCGGTTGCGAGGCCGCGCCGGTATCGTGATCACCCTCGACCTGGAAGAGTCCCAATTCCAAGGTGGTCCCCCGAATATCAACGCCGACATCTCCGGCCGCAAGATTTTCGACCCCCGGGACTCCCAGACGCGCTGGACCGACAACCCGGCGCTCATCGCTCGGGACTACCTCACGAATCCTTGGGGGTTCAACCTCGGAGCGGAAGACGTCAACGACAACTATGTGGTCGCTGCCGCGAATGCTTGCGATGAGTTGATCGACCTTACGGTGGGCGCCGTAACCACCACAGACCAGAAGCGCTACACTTTCAACGGCCCCGTCACGACCGATGACAGCCGAGAGACGACGATGGCGGACATGGCTCGCTGTATGGGGGGCTTTGCCTTTCAGAGTTCGCAGTGGCTCCTCAGCGCGGGAGTCTGGACCGCCCCAGTTGCCACCCTGAACGAAAGCGACTTGGACGGACAAATTGAGATCGTCCAAGCCGGAGCGAGTCTCTCCAATCTCTTCAACGGCGTCCGAGCCACGCACATAGAGCGTGGGAAGTTCAGCCCCACCGACGTTGAACCCTATTCCAACGCCACCTTCGTGGCTGCGGACGGGGAGGAGCTTTGGGAGGACCTGAGCTATCCGTACACTGACAACAGGGCTCGGGCCGCGAACCTCTCCCGCATCTTCACCGAACGAAACCGGCAAGGACAAATCATCCGCTTCCCGGCGAAGATGACAGCCTGGGAGCTGGTGGTGGGGGATCGGGTTCTAGTGAACAACGCGGAGTACGGATTCACCACCAAGTCCTACCGGATCACTGACTGGCAGTTCGGGATTACTGCCCCCGTCCTTCTCACTCTCCAAGAAGACATCCCCGAGGTCTACGATGAGGTGGACTCGACCACGGCGGACGAAGGCGTCAACTCCGACCTGCCCGACCCGAACGTGGTAGAGACGGTGAACGTGACGGCTATTGAATCTGGCACTGACCAACTTCTGAAACTGAAGGACGGCACGATTGTTCCCCGGGTTCGCGTCACCTGGGACGCTATGACGGGGGCTTACTTGAGCGACGGCACCGGGAGAATTCGGGTGAAGTGGCGCCGAAGCTCGGAGAACTCTTGGCAGGTGGTGGACGCCCCGAGCAACGACACGGGGGCCTTGATCCTAGGCGCCCCCGAGGGGTCCTACATCGTCCTGGAAGTTTACGCGGTGAACAGCTTGGGGCGGCAAGGGCCGGTCTCCGTTTTGTCCCACTTCGTGGTCGGGAAGTCCGCACCTCCTTCGAACGTCTCGGGCTTGTCGGCAGAGTCCGTCGTGGGGGGCATGCGAGTCTACTGGACGCCCAACAATGAGGCGGACTACCTGGAGACCGAGCTGAGGGTGGGAGCGAGCTGGGCGGCGGGGGCTTTCATATGGGTGGGCCCTTCCTCGGAGTGGACCTGGGTCCCTCCGTCGGACGCCACCTACACGATCTGGGCCGTGCACCGGGACACTTCCGGGAACGAATCAACGCCACAGAACTTTGTCTTGGCCTACGTGGCTTCAGGAGGGACGAACGGCGGCAACACAGCCAACGTCTTCCTCTACCGCCGCACGGACTCCTTGACGCCCCCGGCGAACCCAGCGGTGACACTCACCTACAACTTCGCCTCGGGTGTTCTCGGTGGCGGATCGCTGAACAGTTGGACACAGACGATTCCGGCCGTCAGCGGGGGCCGCTACCTCTGGGCCACGCGGGCTATCGCCTACAGCACCACTGCCAATGATACTATCGCCTCCGGCGAATGGCAGACCGCCCAGATCATCACCCTGGACGGGTTGGACGGTGAGGGGGTGTACCTGAATGACCCGGGGTTCGAAGCTGCCGCTATCTCCACCCCCTGGACGTTGGGAGCGGGCTTGGGCGGTAGCATCGTGTCCTCGGAAGCCTACGGCGGGGCGCAAAGTCTCAAGGTGAGCTATGACGGAAGCGGGCCCGTCAACGTCACCTCAGCTTCCAACAAGTTCTTCAACGTGGTGGGGGGCTCCTTGTACCGCATTTCAGCGGTGGCGAAGGCCGGAGCCTCTACCCCCAACGGAACCCTGCGAGCCCGAATTACTTGGCGGGACATAGGTGGGACGTTCCTCCCCCCGTCTCTCGGCGTCGACTGGTTAAACAGCGATTCTGTCTGGACGCCCAAGATTGTTGCCGGTGCCGCTCCGGCCGGGGCGGCCACGGCTCGGTTCGAAGTCGTTGTCTTGGGCCAGACTACGGGTGATTGGTTCGTGGACAACGTGTCTGTGGAGCCCGCGTCCTCCGACGGTTCGAACGGATTGAACGCGGCCACGGTCTTCTTGTACCGTCGGTCGGTCTCTGCTCCGGCCCTCCCCTCGGGCAACATTGTCTACGAGTTCGCCACGGGTGGTGTAACGGGACTCACGAACAGCTGGACCAAGACTATCCCCGCCGGGACCATTCCGCTTTGGGTCACTGCCGCTTCGGCCGTCGGTTCCGGAACCGAGGACACGATCCCCCCGGGAGAGTGGACCTCCGCACAGGTCTTGAGCCAAAACGGAGACCCCGGAGACCCCGGGACCCCGGGATTGAACGCGGCAACGGTCTTCCTGTACCGCCGCACAACTTCGGCGGCAGCTCCGGCGAAACCTTCTTCAAACACCACCTACAACTTCGCCTCGGGTGTTCTCGGTGGTACTCTTGACGGATGGGCCCAGACGGTCCCGACATCCGGCGGAGCTTATCTCTGGATCACTACGGCCACCGCAGCCTCTACCGGGCCGACGGACACAGTGCTGTCGTCCGAATGGGCAACGGTGGCGCTTTTGGCGCAGGACGGGGCCTCCGGGCAGAACGTCGCCACGGTGACGGCCTACCGTCGGGCTCCGTCTGTTCCGGCGCTCCCCTCAGCCACCGTCACCTACACCTTCAGCAACGGCAACGTCTCGGGCCTCAACAACGGCTGGACCTCCACCTTACCCGCCGGGGCGGACCCCCTCTGGGCCACTCTCGCCACCGCAGCATCCTCGGGGCCTTCCGACCCCATCGCCTCGGGCGAGTGGACTCCGCCTCAGATTGTCGCCCAGAACGGGGCGAACGGGTCCAATGGTCTGAATTCGGCCCCGGTCCTGATTTATCAACGCAACGACACCGGCACCTTCCCGCCGGTCCCCTCCGCAACCGCCACCTACGATTTCAGCTCGGGGGCTATCTCGGGGCTGAACAACGGGTGGGCCTCGACTATCCCTGCCGACACCGCTGGGCGTTTTCTTTTCGTCACCTCCGCCACCGCTGCTTCCGCTTCCGCTTCCGATCCGATCCTGACCGGGGAGTGGGCCACGGTTCGAATCCTCACGAAAAACGGACTGGACGGAGGAGCGGGCGCTCCCGGAACGGATGCGTTGGGCTCAATTCCCCCGGACTGGAATCCAGGCCTCATCGGAGGCAACGGCAACTTCCTCTTCTACTTGGACCAAACCTCCCCCGGGGTGTCCAATGCGGGCGAACTCTACCTCAGCGCAAACCGCTTCAACCACCCCGACGGGGTTCAACGGACCTCGGGGATGACGGGGAACCTGAACACCCCTTACGGGGAAGGGGCCACGGGCCGTTTCTTCTTGGCTTACTCCAACACTGCGGTCAGCGCTCGGTTCCCCCCGCTCTCCCTCCCGGTCCTGAATCTGTTTACCTGTCGCCCGAAGTCGGGCGGGGGCTGGGAGGCTTTCAACAACTCTAACACGGCGGTGGATTTCACCCCCTTGTCGACAGACTGTTTGATTGCTGTGGTTGAGGCCGCAACCACCTCTTCCGGCCTCACCGCTCTTCAGTCTTTCGTCTCCGGCTCCGCCGGCATCGACGGATTGCCGGGAGACGCGGGACAGCCCGGACAAAACTCGGCTGTGGTCTTCCTGTTCCAGCGAAAGACCACAACTCCTTCGGTTCCCACTACCAACGTCACTTACAACTTCGCCACCAACGTGCCCTCGGGCATGAACAACGGGTGGCTCGCTGCCGTCCCCGCCGGGACCGATCCGCTTTGGGTCACTGCGGCCACCGCTGCCTCCGTCTCCCCCACCGACAGCATTGCCTCTGGGGAGTGGTCCTCCCCGTCGATCCTCGCCCGGGACGGGGCGCCGGGAGAGGCGGGAGACCCGGGCTTGGAAGGGCCCCCGGGCTTGAACAATGCCACCGTTTTCCTGTTCCGTCGGTTGACTTCTACTCCTCCTTTGCCCACCTCCACGGTCAACTACAACTTCGCCACGAAGACTCCGACCGGGATGAACAACGGATGGGTGGTGGCGGTCCCGGCGGGAACCGACCCCGTGTGGGTCACGGCGGCCACGGCTTCCTCCACCGGGCCCTCCGACGGCATCGCCTCGGGCGAGTGGGCAGCGGCATCGCTCCTGGCCCAAAGCGGGGCGCCGGGAGACCCGGGAGACCCCGGGGCGAACGGCCTCAACTCCGCCTCCGTCTTCGCCTACCGGAGAACCACAAGCGCGACTCCTCCGGCTCTCCCCTCCGCCACTACCACCTACAACTTCGCCTCGGGCGTCCTCTCGGGCCTGAACAACAGCTGGAGTCGCACCATCCCGGGTTCGGGGGGAGACTACCTCTGGGTGACTATCGCCACGGCCGTATCCACCGAGCCCTCGGATTCGATTGCGGCGGGGGAGTGGGCGGCTGCGGCTTTGTTGACGCTGGACGGCGTGAACGGGGCGAACGGCCTCAACTCCGCCTCCGTCTTCGTGTATCAACGCAACGACACTGGCACGCCCCCCGCTCCTCCCTCCGCCACTACCAACTACACCTTCGCCTCGGGCGGCCTCTCGGGCCTGAACAACGGGTGGTCGCAATCGGTCCCCGCTTCCGGGGGCAAGTACCTGTATGTCACGACGGCCACGGCGGTAAGTACCAACCCCACCGACACGATCCCGGCTGGAGAGTGGGCTTCGGTCCGAATTCAATCCCAAGACGGAGCGGAAGGCAAGGGCACGTTCACTATGATCTTGTCCGATTCGAACATGACCTGGTCCGGAGGAGAGCTGTCCAAAGTATCAGGAGACGCAGGATGGAACGGGTCAGGCTACAGTCGTGAGTCTTTTGTGAACTCGGCTTTTGTCACGTTCGTTCCTTCCGACACAGACAAAGCGTACATGATCGGGTTGAACTCCGACCCGACAACGGATAATAGTTTTGGTTCCCTTGACTATGCTTGGTACGTTCGAAACACCGGAGAAGCCAACGTATATGAAAACGGGTCTTCCGTAAGCGGCGTGGTGTCTCGTTCCCCGGGGGATGTTTTCAGCATTGTGTCAGACGCTCAGTTTGTCCGTTACTACATCAACGGCAACCTCCATCACACTTCCTCTTCTTCCCCGTCGGGCAAGAAGTTGTTCCTGGACTCCTCTTTCACCAGCGTAGGTGGAAAAGCCGGAGCGGTGGGTTTCGGTCCCTCCGGATCGGCGGGTGTAGGGGGTGTCTCCGCAAAGCTCAGCAACGTCTCTGTTAACTTTCCGTCCTTCTCCGACGGGGTGGTTCAGAGCTACGCCAACGGCTCCTCTACTTTGACCGTCACCATCGGGGGAACCGACGATTCAAACAACTGGTCTTACTCCCAGGTGAAAAGCAACGCCTCCATTCTCACCACCTCCGGGGGGAGCCCGAGCGGCCGCACGGTCACAATCACCTCTATCCCTTCCAGCGTAGACAGTGGATGGATCGACATTACCGCCTCCCGGGCCGGTTACACCCCCCAAACCGAGCGGTTCACTTTCGGCAAGAACAAGTCCGCTGCTCCCAGCGCCGGTCCGGTGACACAATATCTCACCTTCGGGGCTGGAAACTTCTACTTGTATGTGACCGGAACCGCGACCGTGACCGCAAGCATCGAGTTCCGCTCTGACGGATCGGTGTGGAGGGTGAACACCAAGACCGGAGGGCCCAACGTCAATACGAAAGCTGGCAATTGGTACGCTCCGGAAGTCACCAACATCGGGTCTGGGTACTCTCTTGAGCTGGGCAGCTTTGTTGTAGCTGACGGAGGCGGGGCCACATTTGTCCCTTCCACGGGAGTTCTCAGCTCAACTCGGTCCGCCAAGCTGACGTACACCGGCACTTTTGCCTTCAATATGGAGGGGCAAGTAAACTTCTCCATCATCCGCAATTCCGACGGAGCGCAAGTGGGCGGGGGCGTGATCAACATCAATTTGTCTCGGGAGTTCTAACAGTGTTCATATCTCTAGCACGCCTCGCCCCCAACGGCGCCCTCGTCACCCACCATCAACTTGTGCGCATCACGCAAGAGTTTTCGACGGACTACCTGCAGGTGACGATCCACTCGTGGACGACCGAGGGAGCCCGCATCTCCGGGTTCAGTGAGGTGGACCGAACGGCCGTGAACCTGCCGTTGGCGTCGGTGGACTTCTCCTCGGGCTACGCCCCCGGCGTCCTTGCGGCTGTGGTGGCGCTGGAGGAGTGGGAAGGCGGGGTCACTTACGTCTTCACCGACCCCACGCTGGAAGGATTGAAGGAACAGAAAAAGGCGGAGATTTCAGCCGAACGACAGCGCCGGGAGTTTGGTACATTTGACTTCGATAGCCGCACTTGGCCCATTGACCGGGACCGCCAACGAAGGCTTCAGCTGTACGCGCTCCGGGCGGAAACTACCTTGCGCAATTCCGCCGCAGACCCCCCCACTTTAATGGTCGATGAGGACTCGACTATCGTGAGCTTGCCCTCGGTGGACTTGGTCGAATTTTCCGCCGCGTTGGCGGCATACATTCTTTCGCTTCTGGACCGAGAGCGAAACAAGCACACCGAAATTATGGCCGCCCCCGACATAGTGGCGCTCAACGCTATAACGTGGGACAGCTAAATTGTGAAAGAACAGGTTGTACATCTACTCCACACCCTCGCTGAAAGCCCGATTCTGTTTGGGATTGTTGCTGCTGTGGCTCGCTGGTTGTTAGGAGACCGAGCCGGAGGCTGGTGGATGTTCGCTGGATACCTCGCTTCAGCCCTGTTTGTATCGTGGGGAGTTTCTCTGTATATCGCGGACGAACCCTACACAGATTCCAAGAAGGGGTTTTACATCCTTTTGTTCTCATTCGCGGCCCGTGATTTGCTCACTGCAATTCTCGCCCTAGGCAAAGAATTCTCAGAAGACCCGGTGGGACTCCTGAGCCGGTTAAAGTCGGCCCTAAAGGGGCAGAAAGAGGACAAGAATGGATGAAGTTCTGACGGTGAACGGTTTCCTGGTTCCCGGAGTCGGGTGGGTATGGCTCGATTGGATTGTGGGCCTGGTGCTGGTGCTGGCGGCCTTCCTGGAGTTCTTGATGAACCGAGACCCGGAGGTGAAGAAGAATCATGTGGTGGTCGCAGCCCGATGGGTTCGGTTCTCTGGGCTCCTTGCTCTCGGAGGGCGGTACATCTTCGTGCTCACCTCTACCCCCCAGAAAGACATGTATGTGCCTCTAGTCACCAACCTCGCCATTCTCGGGGTGGCCCTGGGAACGGTCCTGCTGACGTTCCTCAACTGGAAAGATTCGCACCGCTGAGGACTTCGGAAGCACTTACGCACTTTGGAACGCTGAAGAAGTTCTAAGTGCTTCCGGCGGATAGCCCAGAAGGGCGTGGGCTACCGGCAAGGCTGTACTTTACTTTACTGGTTTATTCTACTTTTCCACTTTCGTTTCCGTTCGTAGGCGCAGAGGGAGATATACGCACTTTTAGCCCTTACCTACTAACCCTATATTTTAAGTATAAAAGTAGAATAAGAGCGTAAAGTATAGTCGCCCCCGGCCTAAGCCCTTGCCCCGTCTGGGCTTTCTCGGGAAGCACTTAGAACTTCTTCTGCGGAAAAGTAAAGTTGAAAGTGCGTAGGTGCCCTGAAAGTGCGTAGGCGCACCCCTAAGCTGCCCGAAAGCCCCCGGGCTACCGTCCCCCAGGCCCTCCCCCGTTCGTCGTGCCCCGGGCGCCGGGAGGCTCTTCCCGGGCCCGTCTTCCTCGGGTAGAGTCCGGACCTAGAAAAGGAGCACACACATGGACCCCTATCAATTCCAAACCAATCCCTTCCCTCACCAGCGTGAGGAGCTGGAGCGCCATTGCGAGACTCCGGGCCGGATGATCCTGTGGGAACAGGGCGTGGGCAAGTCGAAGGTGGTGGTGGACACGGCAGCGGTGAGCTTCCTCGCGGGGCGGATCGACGCGGTGGTGGTGGTGGCTCCCAACGGGGTTCATCGGAACTGGGTGGAGGAGGAAATACCCACCCACACTCCCGAGATTGTCATGGCCCAGACTCGGGCCTTGTTCTATCAATCCGAGAAGTCCTCCACCATCCGTCACCAGAAGTCTTGCCGGGAGCTTTCCGACCACCCCGGCCTTATCTGGTTTGCGATCAGCTACGAAGCATTCACGACGACGAACGGGAAGAAGGCGCTGATTGAGTTGTTCCACCGCAGGAAGGTCCTGTTTGTATTGGATGAAGCCCACTACATAAACAACCCCACGGCAACGCGGACTGTTTCGATTCTCCGGGCGGGGGAGTATGCGAAGATGCACCGGGTTCTAACCGGCACCCCCATATCCACCGGACCCTTCAATATGTATACCTTGGCGGAGTTCGTCTCCCCGGGCTACTGGGAGCGGAACGACCTGGCGAGCTTTGCTGCCTACCGGAACCACTTTGCGGTTCTTGAGAAAAGGATGGACCCCCAATCCTGGAGTTGGGACCCGGTGACGAAGAAGAGGAAACAGGGCCGGGAGTTTGAGGTGGTGAAGACGTTTCGACGGCTGGACGAACTTCGGGAGCTTCTTCGGCCGCTGATGACGCGGGTGACGAAGGAGTCCGCAGGGCTCAACCTTCCTCCGAAGCGCTACCGGCGGTTGAGCTTCCAGATGACGCCGGAGCAATCCGAGGTCTATCGCCAGATGCACGAGGATTACCTGGTGTGGCTCCGGGAGGAAGGCGGAGGAGCGGACGAAGACGGGAGGCCCCTGCAGCAATCCGTTCTTTGTTTTGAGTGCGGGGGTTCGAAGGAAGTGGAGGCGGAGGGCTACCTGTACCCCTGTCCGGTCTGCGTGAACCGAGAGCCCCAAGGAGGGAAGTTGTTGGCGGCGGCAGAGGAAATCTTGAAGCGTCAGCTGAGGCTTCAACAAATCACCTCCGGCTACTTGCCCACCGAAGACGACAGCGAGCCCACGTACACAATCCCCGGCGCAAATCCGAGGCTGGAGCACCTTCGTCAGGAGGTCTCCCGAGCGGTGAGCGAGGGGAAGAAGGTGATTGTCTGGGCTCGGTTTCAACTCGATATCACGCTGATCCTTGCCGCGCTGAAGGGGGACGGGGTGGAGGCTGTGCGGTACGATGGCCTGGTGGGGGAGAACCTCCGGGCGGAGGCCAAGGCTCGATTCAAGGGCCAACGGGCCGTCTTCTCCGGCGGGGTTCTGATCGGCCGGGAGACTCTCCCGGCCTCAGAGCAGGCTTCCGTCTTTGTCGCCAATCCTGCGGCCGGGGCTACGGGGTTGACTCTCAACGTCGCCACCGTCTCCATCTACTATTCGAACAGCTTCAAGCTCATCGAGCGGTTGCAGTCCGAAGACCGCAATCACCGGATCGGCCAAGACAAAGAGGTTGAGTACATTGACTTGATTGCCCGGGGTACGATAGACGAGGACATTGTGAGCAATCTCAGGTCCAAGTTCGAAGTCGCCAACCAAATACTCGGAGACGGGGAGAAAGCATGGATATGAAGCAAGAACCCACGGTGTTTGTCATCCAGGATCAGCAACGCTGGGACGAATCCAAACAGCAACTGGTCCCCAAGTACAACTTCGAATCAGCGCTGGTGTTCGGCAGGTTGGAGTTCCTGCTCTCCCCGAAAGCCGCCCCGTTCAATCCGGAGACGGTGATGGGTGAGCTTCACAAGAAGTTGAGCAAGTACCGGGACGGGGACCACCTTGTGTTGGTGGGCAACCCGGCGCTGATCGGATGGTCGGTGGCTCTCTCTTCGCTCTACAACTCGGGTCGGGTCTCCCTCCTCCAGTGGTCGGGCCGGGAGCAGCGCTACATCCGAATTGCTTGCGAGGGGTTGGACACGAGGAGGTAAGCGAGACAACGCCCGGGGGGGGGTTTACTTCTGCCCTCCGGACGGCTAGACTTCTTTCATGCTTTTCAGAAAAGGAGAATGAATTGAGTGAACCCGACTACAGCGCATTTGTGTCCGCTCCGACCGACTCCGGCGGAGAGCTTTCCCGCCTCAACTCCCTGGCCGAGCGGCAAGCCGAAGCCGAAGCCGATTTGGAGCGCATCGAAGCGGAGTTGAGCTCCGCTCGCAAGAAGCTCACCCACCTGTCTGAGGTGCTCATTCCGGCGGCCATGGATGAGGTGAACCTTTCGGAGTTCGCAACTTCCTCCGGCCTGAAGATCATCATTGCGGAGACAATCCGCGCCTCCATCCCGAAAGCCCGGAGCGAGGAAGCATTCCAGTGGCTCCGTGAGCACGGCCAGGCTTCCCTCATCAAACGTTCCATCGTCATCCTCTACGGCAAGGGCGAGGACGAGAAAGCCTCGGAAGCGCTCGGGAAGCTCCACAAGCTCGGTCTTGATGCGGAGGAGTCCGTACAAGTTCACCCCCAGACTCTCGCGGCCTTCGTCCGGG